CTGATTGAAGCTCGTTAGCGCCTTCTTCAAGTACTTCCCCTTGATATCTATTATAGTAATAATTCTTTCCTCTTGTGAAATCATGGTGGAAAGCCGAACTTATTCCTTGTATTTGTAATTCTGCCTGAGCCCATAAAGGAAATCCCCTTTTGGTAACCTGTTTACTATATGTTGGTCTCAATGAATATAAGAATGCATAAGGTATATAAACTACCCCTGGAATTATAACTGAAAATATAGAATTATAAACAGTATCAGATGATTTTTCTATGGCTTCTAAAGCCTTTTTTTCTTCTGCAGATGCTTCCTCTGCTGCTTTATCTAAATTAAAAGATTCATCTATATATTTCATATTAGTGGCATTCATTCCAGGAATTTTTATTTTACCTCCTTGAGTTACTCTTGGAAGATGCAACCCCCATAATTCATTTATAGGTTTTACGACATCTTTTTCTGCATCTGTTTTCGTGTAAAATAATACCTGCATAGTCATTTTAATAGGACTTGTTTTTGTCCATCTCTGCATATCTAATATTTGACGTAAAGCAAAAGTCCCTTTTCCTATACTCCCCCCCGATCCCTGATAAGCAGTAACTAAATCAGTTAGAGTTGAGATAGTAGGAGCAAAGTCACCATACCCTGAAAATTCAGAAGTAGCTTCAATCATAATATCATCTAATATAGGATGAGTTAATATTTCTTTAGAAGCATCCCCTTTATTTTGAGGTAATAATAATAATTTTATTCTATTCATTTATTGCTTCGCCCCTGTTGCACTAATATTTTTTGAAAAAGTTAAAGTATTAACTATTCTTTTCTGCGACCCACTTTTAGTACTTATTTTATCTATTACCCCTTCCATAGATGCCGCTATAATAGTTGCTATGTCTGTATTTTTAAATTCTCCTGTTTGTAAAGACCGCATTTTTTGAACTTCTGCCATTTGCTGAGCTGATAATGATCCATCTTTTCTTCCAAGTTTTTTTGCAGCTTCTTCTTCAGAGATCTCACCGGAAGCAAATTGAACTAATGCATTTTCTCTTAAAGAGGCTCTTGTAGATTGAAACTCTTGTTTTTTCTTAGAATCCATAGTCATCCAATCGTATGCGCCAAAACTGGATATATCGGAAAACCAATCTAGCATGCTATCAAGTGCAGATTTTATACTATCTATCATTTTAGTTATACTTCTATCTATACTTCCGAAAATACCAGACACTGCATCTATAATAGGTTGCAATTTTTTAAATACAGGGTCTGTTAATCTCCAAAGTTTTCTAAACATCTTTCTAATAGGATCAGTAATATAAGTGGACCAAGAATCAGATATAAATTCGGCTATAGATTCTATTAAACTAAAAAATATCCCCTTTAACCCTTCCCACATACCAGAAAAGAAATCTTTTGTTTTCCCCCACATACCAGATAATAAAGAAGTTAACCCTGTCCACACGGTGCTAAAAAATTGACCTATCTCATCTCTAAATTTCCAAATTAAAGCACCTATAGCTACAATTGCCACAGCAATAGCACCGACTACCCAAGCAGGAAGGGTTACAACAATGCCAAACAGACTTAAAAGACCTATTATAGCTGTTCCTATCATACCTAATATAGAACCTATCATTGCTATAAACCCTTGATATTTAGCCCCCGCTATAATTGGACCGAGTTTGTTAGCTCCTATTATAATAGCTAATAAAGTAGGCAGGACAGAAGATAATACATCAGCTAATACATAAAACCCTTCATTTTCTAATCCTAAAGTTTCTAAAGCTGTATGAAAAACATCTTTTAATATTCCAGGTAATTTCTCACTTAACATCCCCCATATGAATTTAATAATCCTTGGAATAGCTCTTATAAGTGATTCTAAGGCATCTCCAACTACACTTGTAATCAACGGAAGAAATCTGTCAAATATACCAAGTCGCAGAAGTAATAAAAAAGTTAAAACTTGAGTGATAAAATCAACTGACGCCATCCCTTTTAAAAATCCAAGAGTTTTTTGGAAAAAACCTGTTTTAATAACTTTCTGCCATTTCTCCATAATCCACGATCTTTTCTTTTCTTTTTGTGGATCTTCCTTTCGTCTTTCTCTTTCGTTTGTTTCTTCGGATTCTTTATATAGACCTTGCATAACTTCAAACATATTAGCAAGTTTATTTAATATATTATCAACCATATTACCAACAGCAAGAGTAAAAGCCCCATTATTTTGTCCAAAAAAAGATTCCATGAAAGGTGAGTAAAGCTTTTCTATTTTAATAGATTCTTCTTTCATTTTCTTTGTTAGAGGTTTTGTTAAATCTGGTAAAACTAATCCATCCATTATATATTAACCTTGTCGTAAATTCTCGTTATTATTTTATTAGTAAAAAAGAAAAGGTAGAATTTATTTTTCTACCTTTTTGAATTTGCTTTACTTTTAGCTTCTTGTATTTCTTTTTCTCTTTGCTTTGCTTTTGCTTCATCATATGTATCTAATTGTTTTCTTCTATGTTTGGTAAACCATCGTCTTTGATTAAGAGCTTCGCTTTCTGTAAAGTGTAATCTAAACTCCAAAATGAAGAGTGAATCCTGAATCGTATCCTTGTTTTCCCTTGGAAGAAATGGTGTCAGATCTATTATTGTCCCCGTATGGTAATAACTGTCGTATATCAATGACGTCCCGAAGTCGCCTCTTGCTAACTTCACCACATAAAGGGCAAGCAAGCTCTAATTCAGTAGAAAGTCCAAAATCAATCTGTTTAAAAGTTTCTTTAATATTTTTAGTTACTGTACGAGATAGTTTATTTGAGTATTCATCAAATTTTTCTTCGTCTGATAATACTTTATCATTTTTAGTTTGTATCATCATTGAGTTGGCATATAGAACTAATAGTTTTGCTTGCTCTCTTTTTAAATCATCTATTTCTTTTTTCTTTCTTTCTTTTAAATCTGCTAAAGAGACATTTGCTTCCCGTCTATTCTGAACTGATTTAATTTTTGAAGCAAACTTTCTTTCTGAATATTTTTTAGCTTTAACTACATCAACAAGTCTTGGATATCTTAAAGTGTATTCATCCTTTCCAACTGTAATAGAAATAGGTTCTTTAATAGCAATTCTTTCAAGTTCCATTTCTCTTGTATACGAATCAATATCATCTATTGGTTTATTTTTATATTTTTTTACAATATAACTTTTAAACTCCTCATCAGTCATATTATCTAATATATCTTTCATAAACTCTTTCATGTTCTCATCTACTTGCTCAATAGATTTATAATCAAACTCGTTCATATTGAGAACATTCTCGTTTATGATTCTATCTGCGTCATCTTTATCTATTTGACAATCACATATCCAATAATGAATATGAGAAGTAGATTCATATTTTTGTTTAATAGCAATAACAGTTTCTAACAAATCTTCTGCTGTCATATTTTCTATTTTAAAATCATCTTCTTCTACTTTATTTTCTTGTAGTATTGAAATAAGAGTTTCAAGTAGATCATCATGTCCACATAAAGTAAGATCATTTAATTGTCTATTTGTAAAGTCTCTAAAATGTAAAACTCTTGGAGTATCAAATCTATTCATAGATTCATATTCAATCTTAACAGAATCCCCAAAATTAACAATATCAATATCTTCTATATTTTCTTTAATATCTTCTTGAACGGTTTTACTTTCTCTTCTCCTTTTTACTTCATCTGGATGTAATAAAAATCCATCTTTATTTGTCATGTTATTGTCTCCTGAATCTATTTTTTATTATTAGTATAGGATGTTAAAATGCAGAAGTTCCTAATGATAATCTAATATTATCGCATTTAAAATCTACTGTAATAATCTCTTGTTCTCCTGAAGCATGATCATATCCTATACCAGCAATATTTTTAATTTTCATTCCATCTATTTTTATCCATTCCGGAGAAGGGAGAACATCTGTTTGTTGCGGGATAATAATACAAGTTCTTTCACTTTCTTTTTGATTGTCATTAAAAAAATATTCACGAGTAGTAGGATCGTATTCAGCTATTAAATCTTGCCACTCCCTTAAATATCTTTTAACACTTCCAGCTTGATTTTCTAAAAAAGTACATGTGAAATTTTCAGGATAAATTGCATCTTTAATATTTTGCATCCCACCTGATCTTTGATAATCAAATCCTACTAATGGTATATCATTTATTGAATATAGATATAATCTCATAACAAGTAAATCCATCGCAGCGAATGCTATACCTTTAATCGAAGTAGGAAATTTTTCAGGGTAAATAATTACTTCAAATAAACATTTATTTTGTAATCCAATATTTGCTAAAGCGTAGCGACTTGCTTCTGCAGGTAAAGAAGCAATGTCTACTACACTTTTATAAGCATTTATCACATTATCAGGGACTAGAGCCATTATTCAACTTCCATTTTAATAAATATAAATGTTAATGACACTCTTGCTGGATCTCCAGATTGA